ACTTGAGGATAGAATTAATTCTGCTACCAAAGAACTGTTTAAAAACATCACCGCTGATACTACTACTCAGTAGTAGTTGTACACCATTACCTAAAATTGAAATTAGACAAAGATATTCGAATGGGGGGTATAAGTGTTTCACTTAAATTTGCAGTTATCGAAATGGTATCTTTTCATAATATTGCCCCCACTTTTAGGACAGTGAGGACACTGGACTATTTCTTGAACAAAGCCTTTTAGAGGCACTCATCTTTTCTTTAGTTTCTTCTGATATTTTCTTGTCTTTTTGAGCAGCAGAAATCCTGGCTTTAGTTTCGGGTGACATATTCTTTTTAGAGGCACTCATCTTTTCTTTAGTTTCTTCTGAATGTTTCCTGCCTTTATGAGCAGCAGACATCTTTGCTTTAGTTTCATCAGATATATTTTGTTTAGAGGCAGAAATCCTGGCTTTATGTTCAACTGATAGTTTCCCTCCAGCAGCACCACCATCAAGACCGTTTTCAAGAATGAGATTTGCCCAATCTTTAGATTCTACTATATCATTTTCATTGGAGAACTGTAGTGCGACTTCTGTTATACTGGTGTCGTAATATGGTTCTGATAACCAAAGGGTCTCTATGAATTCTTTACCATGCTTTTTGATGTGATTTGTCCAACGAGTACCAGAACCCTGATACTTATAGGGATCTTTCTTAGTGGTTTTACCGAAGTATTTTAAACCTGTCTTGGAGTGTTGCTTGATATAAAGAAATGTTGGGATAATTTGTGTATATATAGTTGTGCTGGTCATAATGGTTTCCATTGTAGAATGATTAGAGTTACTGGGAATTGTCGTTCCGCGAGTAACACCTTTATTGCTTGACAAAAAGTGAGTAATGTTATAGAATAGTATTTCTAGTGTTATTTATACAAATTTAAATTTAGGGGTTATAGTATGATAAAAATATATGGTGCAATTGCTGTTACTAGTATTGATGGTTGGGGGTAAATATTAATATTATTACGATTCGACCCAAGAAACCATTGAACTATTTAAGAATATTACTGCCGATACTACTACTGTCCCTTAGTAGTTGCTCACTGTTTCAACCTAAAATTGTGACAGTCACTGAATTCATAAAACCAGTGATCACTCCACAAAAACATCCCAAACCCATTAAACTTTCTAAAGTGGAATGGTCAGTGGTGTCAGATAAAAACTTAGAAGCATTCCTAGAAAAATCCAGAAAGATGAATGGTCAAGTTGTGTTCATTGCAATATCAGTAAGAGGATATGAGAATATATCCCTAAATGTGCAAGACATGAAAAGATATATAGATCAACAAAAAGCAATTATTCTTTATTATGAAAAGTCACTAAAATAAAAATATTAGTAGACAAATCCTACTATATAGTATACAATATGTTATTGACTTTAAGAAACTTGATAAAGGAATGAAATGGGAATTAGATTATTAGAACCGAAATCTATTTACACGATAGATTACAAAACAGCAATAGAGTTTGCCAAACAACAATCAGAAATCTTCTGGTTGCCCGATGAAATTGAAGTTGAAAAAGATTTACACGATCTTAAAACCAACTTTACCGAAGCAGAATATCATGGTGTTATTTCTACACTAAAATTATTTACAATCTATGAGTTATCGGTTGGTAATGACTATTGGCAAAATTATGTTAGTAAAGTATTTCCTAGACCAGACATCCAAAGAATGGCAACAACATTTGCCTTTATGGAAATTGGGGTACATGCACCATTCTACAATAGAATTAATGAAGTCCTTGGATTAGATAATGATGAATTCTATACTGCTTATATGGATGATGAAGTATTAAATAATCGTATGAAATGGATCTCTAAGAGAGTTTCTAAACGTGATACGGTTTATAATATTCTGAAGTCTGTTGGTATCTTCTCTATGATTGAAGGTGCTATATTATATTCATCATTTGCTTTCTTGAAACACTTTAATAACAACGGTAAAAATAAACTGGTAAATGTAAATGCCGGTATTAACTTTTCTGCTATTGACGAAACATTGCACTCAGAAGCGGGTGCATGGTTATTCAGAACATTGTTAGATGAAGCAATTCAAGATGGTGTAATTACTGAAGCAGAACAAGTAAAACTTAGACAAGAATTAGAAGATACTACAAGAATTATCCTAGAACATGAAGCAGTGATTATTGGTAAGATTTTTGAAAAGGGTAGTATTAAAGGTATTAGTGATAAACAGTTGATTCATTTCGTTGAATCGAGATTGGACATTTGTTTATCTAACTTGGGATATAAACATATCTTTAACCCTACATATAACCCTATAGCATCATGGTTCTATAAAGATCTTGAGAGTAGTACTCTACATGATTTTTTTAGTTCTCAGGGGTCTGATTATAATAGAGCATGGACAGAAGGAAAATTTGCATGGTGAAAGAGTGTAGCATTTATGAAGAACTTGGTGAAGAACGTAAACAATTACAAGCAGAAGGTAAATTGCCACTTTGGTGTACAACTGCTGCTTGGCAAATGCTTAAAGAAAAATATCTAACACCAGAGTATACAGATCTACAATCAGTTTATACTAGAGTAGCAAAACACGCAGCAACTTATACTAATGATAAACCATATTGGGAAGATACTTTCTTTAACCTACTATGGAGCGGTCATCTAGCAGCATCTACACCCGTTCTATCTAATATGGGTACTGGTATTGGTTGTCCTGTAAGTTGTTCTGGTGGGGTAGTAGGAGATTCTGTATATGATTTCTATGGTGCTCAACAAGAAGCAGCAATACTATCAAAGAATGGATTTGGTACTTCGGGGTACTTGGGTGGGATTAGAGCAAGAGGATCAAATATCAATGGCATCAAAGGTGGTGCGTCTGGGGTATTACCAGTACTTAAGGATTTTATTCAAATGTCAAGAGATATCTCACAGGGTTCTCAAAGACGCGGTGCTTGGGCGGGATACGTTGAGATTGATCATGCAGATTATCATGAATTGATTAATCATATTTCTAAATACCCTGATGATGCTAATGTTGGTTGGATAGTTTCAAATGATTTTATTGAACGATTAGAAGCGGGTGATCCTGATGCTATTGAACGATATCAGAAAGCCATGAAACTTAAAATGATCACGGGCAAAGGATATTTCTTTTTTGTTGATAAGGTCAATAAACAAAATCCTCGGATGTATAAGGATAAAGGTTTTGAAGTAAAAGCATCAAATTTGTGTACAGAAATTACTTTGTATTCTGATAATGATCATACATTTTCTTGTGTGTTGTCTTCAATGAATGGTGCTTTGTATGATGAATGGAAAGATACAGATGCAGTATTTAATGCTACCGTGTTCCTTGATTGTGTTAACCAAGATCTAATTGAAATCGGTAAAAGAACACAGGGTATGGAAAAGGTTGTTAAGTTTGCTGAAAAGAGTAGAGCATTAGGGTTAGGTTTATTGGGGTTTCATACTTATCTACAAGAAAATATGATTTCATTTGAAAGTATGGATGCATATTATAAAAATACAGAAATCTTTAAACACCTTGATTCTGAATCTTTAAGGGCATCTAAGTGGATGGCCGAATCATTTGGTGAACCAGAATGGTGTGTTGGTTATGGTGTTAGAAATACTCATCGTATTGCTATTGCTCCTAACTTATCTTCTGCTCTTATTTGTGGATCTGTTAGTCAAGGTATTGAACCTATATACAAGAATGCTTATGTTCAAAACACATCTGCTGGAAAGGTTGATAGAGTAAATTCGACATTATTAAAGTTGATGAAAGACCGTGATGTATATTCTGTTAAAACTGTCCAAGATATTATTAAGAATAGTGGATCTGTTCAGCATGTTGATTGGTTATCGGAAGAAGAGAAAGAAGTTTTTAAGACTGCCTTTGAAATCTCTCAATTCCAAATAATCACATTGGCATCTGGAAGACAACGATTTATAGATCAAGCACAAAGTATTAATCTGTTCTTTTCTGCTGATGAATCGGAGGCATATATATCATCGGTACATAAGGCTGCGTTTCTAGATCCTTATATAAAAAGTTTATATTATATTAGATCTGAAAGTGGTGTAACCACTAACAAAGATGAATGCATTTCGTGTCATGGATAATATCTCACCTACTATTGAGTAGAAAGAGGTGACCGCTATCGCCCGGTCCACAATAGGCGACCATTAATATACCTAACGAATAAAGGTAAAAAAGGAAATGAGTGATATGGATAAAATAGAACACACATGTAATGCATGTGAAATGGAATATAAAATAAGATCTACTATGGCAGTACTAGAAAATGTTCAAACTAGATACTGTCCTTATTGTGGTACTGAAAATATTGATGATTTAGATTTTGAAGAAGGTTATGAAATTCCTTTGAATGAATCTGATGATGAAGATTTTGAATAATGATTGGTATCACCAGAATACTTTAGTAGAAACATTACCCGATGATTGTGTCGGGTTCGTTTATATGGTGACGAATCTTACCAATAATAGAAAATATATTGGTAAGAAACTTGCAAAGTTTGCTAAGACTAAGTACAAGATGGTGACCTTAAAGGATGGAACAAAGAAACGTAAGAAGATTAAGAGTCAAGTAGAATCTGATTGGAAAACTTATTATGGTTCCAGTGTAGAGTTGTCGTCTGATGTGGTTTCACTAGGAGCAGAAAACTTTACAAGAGAGATATTGTTTTATTGCAAATCTAAGGGTGCATTGTCGTATGTAGAATTAAGGGAACAGATTTTCCGTGAAGTATTATTACATCCTGATCTATGGTATAATGGAATAGTACAAGCGAAGATCCATAGAAATCATGTAAAAGAGTTGACTTTGCCTTGAATGTGAGTTATAATAAGTCTTACAAAATAAAAATGGAAACATATTATGATTATTATAGATTTCTCAGCAATTGCTATTGGCAATGTTGTTGCTCAAAAACTAACAAAGGAAGACGATATCCGACATACAATTCTGAATTCACTCAGAATGTATAATAAAAGATTCCGTACCGAATATGGTCAAATGGTAATTGCTATAGATTCTTATTCATGGCGTAAAGAGATTTATCCTGAATATAAATTTAAACGGGCTTCGGCAAGAAAAGAATCACCTATTGATTGGAAAAGTATCTTTGTGATTATTGATAAAATTAAACTTGAATTAAAGGAGAACTTTCCTTATAAGGTTGTAGAGGTTGATAGATGTGAGGCAGATGATATTATTGGTGTATTAGCATTAGATACCCAAGAGTTCGGACAACATGATAAAGTGATGATTGTATCCGGTGATAAAGATTTCATTCAGTTACATCAATTCAACAATATCAGACAATATAGTCCTATCACAAAGAAATTTATACAGAACCCAGATCCTAAAGCATATCTACTAGAACACTTATTAAAGGGTGATTCAAGTGATGGTGTGCCAAATGTATTGAGTCCTGATAATACATTTTCTGAAGGTATCCGTCAAAGTCCAATGACACAAAAGAAGATTGCAAAGTATACAATTGACAATCTTGATGATATGCATACTATTATGGAAACAGAAACATATAGAAACTTCTGTAGAAACCGTAAGATGATTGATCTAACACAGATACCTAAAGATCTTGTGTCAAATATCCAAGAAGAAGTTGCTAATGTGAAAGTTAGTAGTAAGTTAAAGGTATTAAATTATCTTATAAAGAACCGTTGTAGTTTATTAATCGAATGTGCAGGAGAATTTACGTGATACTAATGATACACGAGGTATTAGAGAAAGCAGTCTTATTGAAGACTAAAAAGGCAAAGATAAAATTTTTAAAAGAGAATAATACACTAGCATTAAGAGACATTCTAAGAGGTTCATTTGATGATGGTATTGTATTTACTTTACCTAAAGGATCACCACCATTTAATCAAGATGATGCTCCTGTTGGATATTCTAGAACCACACTACAACATGTGACAAATAGATTTTCTTATTTTGTTAAGGGTGGTAAAGGTGATGCTTTACAAAGACCGAAAGTTGAAAGAATGTTTATTGAGATCCTTGAAGGTGTTCATGTAAAGGAAGCAGAGTTAGTTATTCTAATGAAAGATAAGAAACTGACTAGTGTGTATAAAGGTATTACAAAGTCTTTAGTTAACGAAGTCTTTCCAGAATTGATTAAGCAGTAAATATATTATGCCAACCCATGCAACAAGGAGTAAAAGTTTTCTCAGTTAAATCATTTTAAATACAGTAAAAATATATACAGGAAACTGAATATGTATGGACCTCAAGTAGAAAGATTAAAGAGGGATTCTAGGGAACTAGGATACTTTATGCGGAGATTAGAAAAACGTGGTGAAAACAAAAAGGCATTCGATCTTCAAAAGAAGAGAGAGTACCTTGATTCTAGAATTGAAGACTTGGAGGATTTCTTTCTAGGAGCGTAAATAAGTCTTGACAATCTTGCTATTGTATAGTATAATATATTTTCAGTAGTAAGATTGTCTTAAAACCTAATAGAGGATATGAATGCCAACCTATATGTTTAAGAATATAAACACTGGAGAAATCACAGAAAAGTTTATGAAAATATCAGCAAGGGAGATTTACCTAGAGGACAATAAAGATCAAGTAGCATATATTGCAGTTTCACCTCATATAGTTCATGAACTAGGGGGTGTATTATCAAAAACTTCAGATGGTTGGAATGATGTTCTAAAGAAAATCAAATCAGGTTCTGGACAAGGCAACAGTATTCATACAAAAAACTAATAATGAATAGTAAATCAACTAAAATAAGATTAGAAAATCTAACATCTTTAGAACCTCTTACCGAGAATCAAGGGAAAGTGTTCCGAGCATATAATAGTGGAATGAATCTTTCTTTGAATGGTTCTGCTGGTACTGGTAAAACCTTTATTGCAATGTATCTGGCACTAGAAGAAATTCTGGATAAAGATACACCATATGATAAATTGGTTATTATCAGATCCGTTGTTCCGATTAGAGATATTGGTTTCTTACCAGGAACAGAAGAAGAAAAGCAAGAGGTTTATACAGCACCTTATAGAGGTATTGTAAGTGAACTCATAGAAGAACCTAATGCTTGGGATGCTCTTGTAAATCAAGGGGCAATAGAGTTCACATCAACATCATTCATACGGGGTATTACATTAACCAATGCTATTATCATTGTCGATGAAATGCAGAACCTAAATTTTCACGAACTAGATTCTGTTATTACCCGTATAGGGGAGAACTGTAGATTTATAATGTGTGGCGATTATTATCAATCTGACTTCTCTAAAGATAAAGATCGAGATGGAATTTTAAAGTTCATGTCTATTATTACTAACATGAAATACTTTGAAACTGTGGAATTCACATGGGAAGACATTGTTCGTTCAGGTCTTGTACGTGAATATATTATGACTAAAGAACACCTAGGAATTAAATAAAATATTATGTCAAAAAAACTAGCAAAATACGATTCTAAAAATAAATTTAAAGATGAAATAAAACGCAACACTCCTAAGAAGATGCGGGATCCTTCTGATAAAAATAAGGAAAAGTATAATAACCAAAGTGCCTTATTAAATTATGAAATTATTTGAAAAACTTGATATAGATTTTGGTTATCAAGATCTAGATGTTGTATATAATGGTGGTGGTAGAAAATACAAGACACCTGACGGTACTTTGTATCCTTCTGTCACTACTGTATTATCAATACTAGGTCGTGATAGTATTGAGGCATGGCGTAAACGAGTAGGAGAAGAAGAGGCAAATAAAATATCTTATCGTGCTTCTACTCGTGGCACTGCTGTCCATTCTATTATAGAACAATATGTAAAGAACAATCCTGATTATAGAAAAGGGTTCATGCCTAATGTAATACAATCTTTCTTAGCAGTGAAAGATATCCTTGATACTAGAATGGGTAAAATATATGGTCAAGAGTTTGCTCTATACTCTGACTATTTAAAGTTAGCGGGTCGTGTAGATTGTGTGGGTGAATTCGATGGTGTTATGTCTATTATAGATTATAAAACATCAACTAAACCTAAAAAGGAAGCATGGATATCTAATTATTATATTCAAGAAGCCGCGTATGCTATTATGTGGGAAGAAAGAACTGGGATACCTATTACACAACTAGTAACAATTATTGCAGTAGATAACGCACCAGCACAAGTGTTTATTGAACATAGAGATAATTGGGCGCCCCAATTATTAGACACTATTGAAATGTATAACCAAGAACATTGTATAAATACTAATAGTTAATAATAAATAATAAATAGGATAACTAGTATGGATGATAAAATCACAAAGTCACAACTTAATGTCATAGAGAAATCTCTTGATAAAATATTCGACCAACTTGGAGTTGATGTTGTGTTTACTAAACATTTCTTTGATAGATTAAATGATGCAAGAAATAAGAAACAGATTACACCCGATGAATTGGTGGGCATATATAAAGATCTGTATAAGAA